ACAGTATATGATCGTATGATTAAACGTGTAGAGAGTGGCACCATGGAAAAGAATTTCAAAATCCAAAAAAAGAAGGGTGTGGCGGAAGGCTATACACCAAGTGCGGGAGAGTTAGCAAGAGACCTAATAAAATTGACAGATCCTGATTTTAGTAAAAAATATGGTATGTCAAAAGCACAAGCCAAACACCACTATAGTTCAAGTAATTTAAAAGAGCAAGGTGTGGCGGAAGGCTCGTCCGATAATAATGCGGTCATATATGACAATGGCTATGTAAAAATTGATGGCAAGATGTATAAAGCAAAAAGAATGAATCATGAAAGTGGTCTTGGTATTGTCATCCAGACCCCAACTAAAATGTATTTTTCTCCGATAGAAAATGAATATGAAATGCCGTCAGTCACTATACATAGAGCATTAAAAATGGGCGGATTAAATCCAGTTTTCAATGAAGGTGTGGCGGAAGGCTCGTCTGATATTTCAGGTTTGATGGCAGCAAGTCATCTTAACAAGTCGTTTATTATTACTGCGGAAACCGCAGAGGGACAGACAAAAAGGTTCAGAGTCAACGCACAAAGCGAAAGAGTAGCCAAAGAAAAATTTGAAAAGCATCATTCAATGGCCAAAATAGTAAGCATCAAAGAAGAAGGTATGGCGGAAAACATTGAAGGCCATCAAGACGAGTTAGAGAAAAATCTACGCTATAGTGGCAGTCGTAGTTCTGTTGCCGATGTCATTCGTCAAAAATTAAATCCAAATTCTGCGCCAGAACTATTTGGACTAAAAGTAGGTGATGTTGTCAAAGCCAGAGTGGATGATCAAATAGTACAAGGCAATGTTATCGATCTTTTCCCTGAGACTATGGAAGTAGAATTATTACTCAGAGGTGACATGGCAGGCAGAACTGTAACGGTTGATGTTCGTGATACAGAATATATGGACGAGTCAGGTGTGGCAGAAGAACGCAAAGTAACAAAAAATGAAAAAGGTGACGTCACAGGCTGGAGCGATGAAACCCCCTGGCATAAAGCTAAACCTAAAAAACAACCATCTGGTACGGCAGCTAACTTGGCAGGTCAGGCACTACAACAAACTAAAAAAATGGCTCATAAAGAAGAACCAAACATGACAGAATCCAAGGCAACCACTGATTCCAAAGTGTTTACAGATACTCTGGCAATGTTGAAAAAGTATTCAGGCATCTAATAATTTGTATGACCCAAAAAAAGGCGAATTATTTCGCCTTTTTTGTTGACTTGTATAAATACATTAGCGTACAATGTATTTTGTGCGTAAAGGCATCGTAACATAGGCACATTTAAAGGAGAATAAACTATGGCAACTTCATTGGCAGATATCAGAGCACGACTAGCAGCAACAGAAACAAAATCAACAACATTCGTTGGCGATAAAGCAATATTTTCACACTGGAACATTCCAGAAAATTCCACAACAGTAGTAAGATTCCTCCCAGATGGCAATCCTAAGAATGACTTCTTTTGGATTGAGCGTCAGATCATCAAACTTCCTTTTGCAGGTGTAAAAGGACAGGCTGACAGCAAACCAGTTTGGGTACAGGTACCTTGCATGGAGATGTGGAACGAGACTTGTCCTATTTTGGCCGAGGTCCGTCCCTGGTACAAAGATGAGTCACTAAAAGAAATGGCAAACAAATACTGGAAAAAGCGTTCATACCTGTTCCAGGGCTTTGTTCGTACCAACACACTCAAAGATGATGAAACACCCGAAAATCCAATTCGTCGTTTCATTATCAGCCCAAGCATTTTTAACATTGTTAAGAGTGCTATCCTGGATCCTGAACTTGAGGAAATGCCAACCGACTATCAGTGCGGTCTGGACTTCAAGATTACCAAGACCAAGAAGGGTGAATACGCAGACTATGGCACCAGTGCCTATGTGCGTAAGGAATCAGCATTAACTGCTGAGGAAACAGCAGCTATTGAGAAGTTTGGATTATATAATCTCGCAGACTTCTTGCCCAAGAAGCCTGGTGCTGCTGAACTAGCCTGTATCAAAGAAATGTTCGAAGCAAGCGTGGATGGTCAGCCCTACGACATGGAGCGTTGGGGTCAGTACTACAAACCAGCTGGTATGCGTGGCAGCGATGCCGTTACAGATGAGGATGCCGCACCAAAAGCAGCAGCTCGTCCAGTATTGGCAGCAGTCAAGACTACACCAGCACCAGAAGTATCTTCAGAACCCGTTGAGGAAGATGCACCAGAGGCCACAGCCCCTGTTACTAAGCCCTCAGGTTCAAGCCAAAGAGCTGAAGATATTTTGGCCATGATCCGCAACCGTACCAAAAAGTAAGTTGTGTCAACCAGGGGGTCAGAAATGACCCCCGCTTCGCTTTGTAAAGGACAATATAATGGCAAAACCATTCGACGTTTCAAAGTTTCGTAAAACTTTGACTAAAAGTATTGAAGGACTGAGCTTTGGATTTAATGATCCTACCGATTGGGTAAGCTCAGGCAATTATGCACTTAACTATCTGATCTCAGGTGACTTCCATCGTGGAGTACCTCTGGGCAAGGTTACAGTATTTGCAGGAGAATCAGGTTCTGGCAAGAGTTTTATTTGTTCAGGTAACCTGATCCGTAATGCACAAGAGCAGGGCATCTATGTCATCTTAATTGATAGCGAAAACGCTCTGGATGAATCCTGGCTCAAGGCACTTAATGTAGATACCTCAGAAGATAAATTACTTAAACTGAGTGTGGCTATGATTGACGATGTTGCTAAAATTATCAGCGACTTTGTCAAAGAATATAAAATACTCCCTGAAGCTGACAGACCCAAAGTACTGTTTGTAATTGACAGTTTGGGTATGATGTTGACACCAACCGATGTTGACCAGTTTGATAAAGGTGACATGAAGGGCGACATGGGTCGTAAGCCCAAGGCTCTGACAGCACTTGTTCGTAATTGTGTTAATATGTTTGGTAATTTAAACATTGGCATGGTTGCTACAAACCATACCTATGCCAGCCAGGATATGTTTGATCCTGACGATAAAATCTCAGGTGGTCAAGGCTTTATCTATGCTAGCTCAATCGTTGTAGCTATGCGTAAACTCAAGCTCAAAGAGGACGAGGACGGCAACAAAGTATCTGATGTACTAGGTATCCGTTCAGCTTGTAAGATCATGAAGACTCGATATGCTAAACCTTTTGAGTCTGTACAGATCAAGATTCCCTATGAGACTGGTATGAATCCTTATTCAGGGTTACTAGATCTTTTTGAAAAGAAAGGTTTACTGACCAAGGACGGCAACAGACTTAAATACAACACCGCAGATGGTACAGAAATTAAACTGTTCCGCAAGGCTTGGGAAAGCAATGAGGATGGATGTTTGGATACCGTTATGTCTGACACTTCCAACAATCCACATCTGATGGATAAAAAGGCCGTAGAGGAGCAATAAGATGGTAGATTTAGAGACATTGGTTAATGTATATACAACCATGAAGGAGTATATACAAAGCAAGGATCGTCAGAGCGCAGCAGATCATATCATGTCTGAAATGGTTGATGTGCTAAGTGATGAAGATCTGACTGAGTTCGCTGCTGTGGATAGTTATCTAAAGCATGCCTACAAAGAGTATAATTTCGAAGAAGACGAACCTGACCTCGACGACGAAGAAGAGTAATGAGTCATAACTGGTATTCCAGAGTAACTGATGATCTGAGTATATTACCTGATTTTATTAGTTACTACAATGATGAACTGACACAGGCAAAGTTTGACATAGGACTAAAAGGTAAGGTAGAACGGTCCTTGTCAGACTTGCCGGGTCTGACTGAGCAACGATTCAATCAGTTACAGGAGATCGAGGCAGTATTAAACTTCCTAAATATTCAACTCAGGAAAATACGCCGTAAATACTTTCAGAAGTATCTAGAAACTTACAACCGAGCCCTGACAAGCCGCGATGCTGAAAAGTATGTGGATGGCGAGGATGAAGTCATAGACTTTGAGACCATCATTAATGAGGTGGCCCTGCTCAGAAATAAATGGTTAGGCATCCTAAAAGGACTTGAAAGCAAGAACTTTATGCTAGGACACTTAACCAGACTGAAATGTGCAGGCATGGAGGATTACACGATATAAAATGACTTATGGTGATCTAGAGACTGTAATGACAGATTGGGATAACTGGAAATCCAATCTAAAACGCATTTACAAAGGCATAGACACTGATAGTTTATATGCCTGCCTGGACGCTGAAGAACAAATATCAGGTAAACTCAACATTCTCAGAAGCGCCATCTGGGATCAGAACGAAGAACTTATCAATACCCTGTATCCAGAAATAATAAACATTATCGATAAGCACAAACAAGACATCATAGTAAACATACTCAAGCGTGAACCACATACCCTATCCCCTAGACAATCATCCCATAGCTAAACACTTGTTTAGTTACTTAGAGGATTATGATGATCTCATGGACAGCGTTACCACCATTGCAGACATGGGATGTGGTCCAGGCAACGATATATTTCATTTTGCTAACTTAAAAACGCCCGAGGGCACAGCCAGGAACATTCAGTGCCTGGGCATAGATAAAGACCTAAAACAATTCAGATTAGGTACACCCAGAAATCTTAAACTCATACAAGCAGATTTTGAAACTGTTAAGTTGCCTCGAAATGCAGATATAATCTGGAGTTTTGATGCTTTGAGTTATACACCATCACCATTAACAGCATTGCGTAATTTTGCCAACAATCTGCACGACTCAGGTATGTTGTTTATAACAGTACCACAATACACCAGCATTGTGGATAACAGACTACTTACTGTTTGCCTGGATAACACTCTGCATGATTTCAATATCTGCAATTTAATTTATATGCTGGCTCTGGCTGGCTTTGATACCCGAGACGGATTTTATTATAAACAACCCAATGTGCCTCTTATTACTGCGGCTGTTTACAAGTCAGAAGCTGGTGCCCTGGACACTAACACTACCTGGTATAATCTTCTGGATCAGGATTTATTGCCACGATTTGTAGCTGAATGTGTTACTGAATTTGGTTACCCCATAGCACAAAAAATAATACTAAAGTGGCTAGACGGTCGTCTTATAGATTTTAGCCAAGTCTAGGTCTTAGATACTGCCAGACTCTGGGCAGTTCAGATTCAAACCATTCTGTTTTAGCAATTACTTCAGGCGTATAGTTAGCCAGGCTGCTAATGTCAGCTTTGACATTCAGTCCCATCATTTTAGCTTCTATACCTGATCCTGAGTTATGGTTTATAACAGTACCATAATTTTGTGCGACCTCTCTGAAGTCAGTGTCATCGTCATCTGTAAACTGTGGGCGTATGATGTTGTATCCTGGTAAGTCCACAATGCTTCTAAATCTGGGATGTAGCCTTATGGTAACCTGATCTTTATGTAGGCCTTGTATGACATTACGGACCCAGACCTGACTGCTAGCCATGCCTGCCCAGAGTAAACTTCGTTCATTCTGACAACACACCAGTATCTGATCTGATTTAGTAGTTCTGGGACTAAAAGTTTTTAAAATAGCTCCACGATCCAGATCTAGGTCCAGAGCATGAATACCACAGGCGTTGATGTTATTGATACAGAGTTTAAAAGTTTTATTTCGTATAAGATTGCCTGTTTCTAATATGATAACGGGCTTACCTTGTTTGCGATATTCGTAGTAAATTCTTTTATTGGCTTCCATTCTGCCTGACCAGAGTACACTCCAGATTATGGCAGCATCAGCGTCCAGACTGTCTGTAACGACATCGTCCAGTTCTGAAACCAGGCTGGTAAAGTTAGCGTAAATACTTTTGCCTGCAATACTAACATTTTGTGGGAAAATAGAAAACTTCATACTGGTATTTAATGAAATTATATTACCCACCAAATTCTACAAGTAAAGCCTGCTTAGTGTTAGACGCTCTGAAGGACTATCACAAAGCCACAGTCATATCAGATCAGACCTATGTACCAGGACAGGGCGTTTTCTGGGGCCTGGCTAACAACAATTTTAACATAATAAAACAGCATCAGACACAGGGTCAGAGCTGGATTTTTACAGATATGCCCTACTGGGGCCGTTGGATGCCAGATGCTGATAATACTAATGCCTATTGGCGCATAATTCCCAATGCACTACATTGTAACTGGTTAGGCAAATACGATAATACCCGAGCTAAAAAAATAGGCCTAGAGCTTAAAGAATGGCGTACCAAAGGTGACTATATTTTAGTGTGTCCTAGTAGCCCAACCATGGAACGATTCCTGGGCGAGGAAAATTGGTTACAACGCACACTAATAGAACTAAACAAACATACCGATAGACTTATCATGGTCAGGCAAAAGCCGCGCAATGGTAAAACATCAGGACCCGCTGCTGCTACAGTAGCTCTGGAACATGATTTAGCCAATGCCTATGCTGTAGTTACTCTGACTAGTATTGTGGCAGTAGAAGCAGTTTGTGCAGGCATTCCTAGTTTTACACATATGAGCAGTCCAGCAGCACCAGTAAGTAATTTTAATCTGGCCGACATAGAAAATCCTCGGAGAATAGATCGCCAAACCTGGGTAAATACTCTGGCCAATCATCAGTATACCACAGATGAGATTAGGCGTGGAGAGCATACACACATCTTATGAAAGTTTTAGGCCTAAGCTGCGGTTATCACGATGCCGCTGTAAGTTATATCAATGACTCTGAAATATTGTTTGCTAGTCATTCTGAACGATTTAGTAAACACAAACACGATGCCTATATAGGTAACGGCATCCTGAGTCAGGCATTACAGCATGGACTGCCAGACTTAATTGCCTATTATGAGAAACCCTGGCTTAAAAAGACCAGACTAATGTATGCTGCTCAATGGGATGATTTTAAATCAAGTCCCTGGACTGTCAAGGGTGCCCTACAACAATATATACCTGGCCTGGATCCTAGACTGCGTAAAATACCTGTAGTAAGTTTTAATCATCACCTTAGTCATGCAGCGGCAGGATTCCAAACAAGCCCGTTTAATAGTGCAGTCGTACTCATAATAGATGCCATAGGTGAATGGCAAACCATTAGTGCATATGAAGCTCATTACACCGAAACTGGTGCAGCCAAATACAAACTATTGTTTGATAAAAAGTACCCACATAGTCTAGGATTGTTTTATACTGCCATGACTAAACATGTAGGACTAAAGCCTCTGGATGAAGAATACATCATGATGGGTATGGCTGCTTATGGTAAACCCATAGTGTATGACGAGATGTGTCAGGATAGCTGGATAGATCTAGACAACATCAGAGCCAGATATAATCATCACATAGGCACTCAGGTAGACTATATTAAAAATACTCATCCAGCCGACATAGCAGCCAGTGCTCAGAGTGTTCTGGAAGAAGCATTGCGCTCAGTGTTGTTTAAATTAAGTAGCATAACCAAAAGCCGTAATTTAGTCTATGGTGGTGGTGTGGCATTAAATTGTTTGGCTAATAGATTTTTGGGTGAATATTTCCCCAATGTCTGGATCATGCCAAACCCAGGAGATGCTGGGAGTAGTTTAGGTGCTTGTGCATTGGCATTTGGTAAAAAATTAAACTGGACTGATCCCTATCTGGGTGCTGATATACCTGGTGCTTATCCAGTTGACAAAGCTCTGGAAATACTGTTAAATGAAGGCATTGTTGGCGTAGCTTCAGGCAGAGCAGAGTTTGGCCCCAGAGCGTTAGGTAATCGTAGTTTGCTTGCAGACCCTCGCGACAAGACCATCAAGGACAGGGTAAATGACATCAAGCACAGACAAAAATACAGACCTTTCGCCCCAGCAATACTTTCTGAAGTGGCTTCTGAGTACTTTAATTTCAGCCCTGGGTGGAGTTCTAGTCCTTATATGCAGTCAGTCGCTTATTGTAAGTCTCCTAGCGATTTCCCTGCTATATGTCATCATGATGGCACCAGTAGAGTACAAACGGTGGCAAAAGATTGTGGATCAGGACTAAGACAACTACTTGAAGCCTGGTACGCCAAAACAGGCTGTCCCATGCTTTTGAACACCAGCCTCAATATCCGAGGCGAACCCATGGTCAACGACCTAAACGATGCTCAGAGATTTAGTACAATGTATAATACGAAGGTAGTTTCATAATGTGTGGTATTCATGGATTCCTCTGGAACAATCAACAACAAATAGATGAAATGATTCGGATAGCCCACCATCGCGGTCCTGATGGTAATGGTTCCTGGTCAGACCAAAACATAACTCTAGGTCATAATCTATTAAGCATCGTAGATGAAGTAACACCTAGCACTCAGCCCTGGCTACATAATGATCTAGTCCTTGTGTACAATGGCGAAATATACAACTACAAAGAACTCAGAGCGACTATTAACTATGAGTTCAAAACTAATACCGATACTGAAGTATTAGCAGCAGGACTAGAACAATATGGTACAGAGTTTTTATACCGGTTAGACGGTATGTTTGCGTTTGCCTGCTACAATACAGTTACTAAAAAGCTCTTGTTGGCTCGGGACAGCAATGGTGCAAAGCCTTTATACTACGGTCATTTAAACCACAAATTATGCTTTAGCTCAGAGATTAAAAGCCTACTTAGTTTAGGATTTGAGCGTAAAGTATCCAAGGAAGGATTTAAGCATTACTATTATGCTGGATTAACCACAGGTTACATTACTCTGTTCAAAGACATATATCGTCTAGTGCCAGGAGAAATTGTAGAATATGATACTCAGACAAGTCGTCAGGTATCTAAGGCTAACATAAATGATAGACCTCTGGAACCCTATACCGGTTCTGCTAACGATTTACCTGAACTGTTAAGGGTCAATCTTACTAAAGCTACAGAAATGACGCTCATGGGCCGCAGAGAGGTAGGATTGTTTTTGAGCGGAGGCATGGATAGTTCCAGTGTATTATATGCTATGGCTGCTAGACTAAAGAAACAACCCAGGACATTTAGTACAAGATTTGATGCTCCAGTCCATAGCAAACTTAACGAAGATGCAGACATAGCCCTGCAACTATCACAGCATTTTAATACTCAACACGCAGAATGTTTTTTTACTGAACAAGACTGGGTAGACAACATAGAAAAAACTATCAGGGCCTTGGAAGAACCCAGACAGGGTCGTAGTTTCCCAGCCTATTACCTGACCAACAAACTACTAAGCGACTCTGGTATTACAGTAACTCTGAGTGGCGATGGTGGAGACGAATTGTTGGTGGGTTACAAACAATACCTGCATCCGCCCTTTGAAAACAAAATTATAAAACTCAGAAGCACACTCAAACAGTTTAAAAATCCTGAGCTACACACTGACATTGCTGGGCAGATGGATTACCTAAACAGTTGGCTACCCAGGGGTGGACTAACAGGTGATGAACTCAACGATTATATGTACACAGAGTGTCTGAATCATTTAAGTGAAGACTTTTTAGTACGCAATGACAAGTTGGGTATGTCGTTTAGCATGGAAGCCAGATTTCCCATGCTGTGCGATGTGTTTAAAAACTTTGTCAGAAGCATACCTAGTGAACACAAAGTTAATACTGAGAAATTTAGTCAAAACTGGAGTATGTACAACAAAGGATTATTAAAGAAATCCTTTCGTAACAAACTACCAGACTATGTTTTAAATAAGACTAAGTCAGGTTGGAGAGCACCTACAGATGATTGGATCATAGGTATCAAAGATGCACCTGCACCAGATCAGGGCCCGCTCAAGGAATATGTAAGAAGTTTGTTAACACCAGAAATTTTAGACATATTTGAAATACCCAGAACAGAAGTAGAAACTAAGTTTTTAAATAATAAGGATCATGACAGCGATTATAAGCCTGGCAAAGCAGGCATAGGGCTGCTGAGTCAGAAACATTTATTCATAATGATCATGTTTGCAGTCTGGTATAAAGAATTTGATATGAGTATGTAATCATGGGCATGGGCGACGAATTAATGGCCTTGGGCATGGCCAAAGAACTACATAAAACAACAGGCAAAAAAGTCTGTATAGTTGATGCTGCTGGTCGTCCCAGAAAGCATGAGCTGTTTGAAAACATACCTTTTGTACATCAGGGCATAAACCCTCAGGTATCCATACTCAAAGCTCATTCAGGATCAGGCCGACCTTATTTCTCAGAACTTGGACCTGATGGATTTAAATTCAAGCAATTTAAACCAACACCAGGTGTGTTTGCATTTAGCCCTGATGAATTAGCCTTTGCAGAAAAATTACCCAGACCTACTGTAATATTAGAACCCAATATTAAAAATGCCATAAGTGTCGATAACAAAGACTGGGGATTTGAACGCTGGGAAGAACTAGCAGCCATGTGTAAAAACGCTGGCATACCTGTACATCAGATAGGTCAAAATCCTCATCCTGCTCGTATGCTTACTCATGCTACTTACTTACATACACCAACCTTTAAAATAGCAGCCGCAGTATTAGCCAGGACCAAAGCTGCGGTGTTACCCGAAGGTGGATTGCATCATGCTGCTGCGGCTCTGGGTCGCAGAGCTGTGGTTATATATGGTGGATTCATAAGTCCAGCACAAACAGGCTATGACCTACACATCAATCTGTTTACAGGCGGTGAGCCCTGTGGTAGTCGCAAGTCCTGTCAGCATTGCAGAGATTCCATGGCTAAAATTACACCTGCAGAAGTGTTTGAACACCTAAAGACTTTGCTTTAAAATATCCCAGGCTTCGCCAGACTTAAACTCAGCAGTATTGAACTGATTGTAGGCCATGTAGTACAGCCAGGACATGCGATCAGGTTCTGTTAAATTCTCTAAATCCGAAAACTTATTACTAATAAAAAATGCAGGGCTAGCTTTATGGCTTATGACCGGTATACCTTTGCATATGGCATTGGTCAGGGTATTACTATTATAGGCTACTACACAATGAGCATTAGCCAGATCTGATTCAATGTTTGTACTGGAC